ATACCAAAACTATTCTGTTCTCTTAACAAACTGTTAAATTCTGTAGATAATGGTTGACCGTCTGATTTTAATATACTGTAAGGATAGAACTTATCAGTTAAGTCATCAACCATTGCGTATTCACGTCGAAACTGGAGCTTTCTTGCTCCTGGACTTAGAGTGATAACTGTACCGCTAGCCCATCCTTGTGTAGTCCAGAATAGGAATTCTCTAGCTGCTTGATCCCAGTTGTCAACAATTCCGCCTTCGTCAGGAACATTATCTAGTATAAATCCAATGTCCTGTTGTCTTGCACTGTATCCTAGCAAGAAGTTAATTACTTCTTGACTAGATGATAACTTAGTACCGTATGAAATGCGCAACGTTGAAGAAGTATCAAAGTTTCTATAAAACTCTGCTGTCTTACCGCCTATAATAGGCAATGCTGCTAGAATTGCAAGGTTCTCAGCACTAAATGATGTTCCGCTAACAAACGCCGCTGTTACTCTATAGAACTTATTATCGTATTCTACTATCTGTCCTTCTGTATAAGATTTTGATTCTCTCCAAGGTGTAGCAGTTTCCGAAATACCACCAATAGTAACATTAATTTTTTTAGATGCAGACTGCACAGGATAATATTCAAAAAACGGATTATCTTGATTATACCCTCTAATAATATATCCAGCAGCAGTCTTTTCGATTGCAACTCCGCTATAAATTACAAGATCAATTGGACTACTAGTGTTTAAGAATATATCATAGTTTTCTTGTGGTACAAATATTCCACTACGACCTTGACTCTGTGTCGGTGACCTGCTATCTAAAATTAAATTGAATTTCTTTTTATCAGTAAATCCAGCAACCTTAAATCCAAGCTGATTTTTTATTGATACTAGATCAGTTTTATAATCATTATAAACATTTAATATATCGCTAGCTACAAGATTATAAACATAGTTTACTAGCCCAGCAGTAAGTACACGAGTATCTGCATTATATGTATTTGGTAACTTTAGATCAGCTAATGTAATAGGTTGATTCGTCTCGCTATACACCCATTGCCCTGCTAAGTTGCGGACAGTTCTTGAAACATCAAATCCTAAGCCCATAACTTTTGCAGGATTGTTTAACAAAAAGGCAGTCAACACTGCAAAAGGATATTCAGAACTACGACGCCATGCTGTTTCTACAGGAGCATGATCACCAAATTTAAAGTTTTGTGTCGTATATCTCAAGTTAAAGTTTTTTGCATAACTTGATCCAATTGGTGATCTTAATCGACCTTGGCTGTCTACAGGAATATTACTTGTTAACCCTGGACGAGCATAATTAGGTTTGTAAATTGCTTGTTTGTTTGGTTCTGCGATTTTACCTGCTTCTAAATCTTTCCAAAGAATCAAATTATCACTAGTATACGGTGCTGGACCATATGCTGCTTCCCACCAACTCGGCTTGATACTAAACCCAAGCATTTCCCACGGATGGCTATGCGGACGATCAGTATCAAATGCTCTAATGTATACACCTCTCCAAAAACCTGGTAACGGCTGTCCAGCAGGAGTATTCATATTAGAATAGTTGAAGGTAAAATCGTTGTTACGATCATAGAAATAATTATCAGTATAATCATTATCTACTAGACGCAGCCATTGTGTAAAGTCACCAATTAAACTATTATCAATTTCTGTCTTAGTAAATTCGTTTGATCTAAAGTCTCCTCCGACAAACTCATTAATATCTAACCTGTCTGATGAGTATTGTACTTTGATGTTATTAAAAATACGTTTCTCTAAGTCAAGTAACAGCTCGTCTCTATAGTCTAAATAAGCTCTAACATAACTACCGTCATGTCCTTTAATAAATGCAATGCCGACAGGATATGCATCTATTTCAATATTGTCAGATACTCCATAATTTGCTCCAGTTGTTGGCATATATAGTATTCTAGATAATCCAACATATTGCTGTGAATAAGATGTACCAGTGCCTCCTGCATCTAAGTCCGCTTGATTTGCTGCTGCCTTAGTTGTATAAACAGGATAGAACCACCCTCTAATTCCTACATTGGTATATCCCTGAGCTACTTCGCCATAAATTTTAAATGGTCCAGTACCAGCCGGCTCTGATGTCTGATATGTATCGTCAATTGTTAACTCAGGCACATACTTGGGGAATAATCCTAATTTAGTAGGAGTCGGAGCGACATAGCTTCCGTCTGTGCTTTCGTATTCATATATTTCAATTAAGTCATCTATGCGCTGTCCAGCATTAATTTCAACAAAACCATCATTATTAAAATTATAATCTTTGTCAAAAGTTAATTGGTTGCCATTTAAATACACAGCAACATTTTTAGCAGACAATTCTGCAAGCGAAAATGCAGTTGTTAGCGCATAAGATGTTGTTCTTGTATCTAAAACTGTATATTCAATTCTGTTAGACGGCCCAAACGCCAACATATCAGAAAAGTAAAACGGTTGCGATTTTAATTTATCTTTTGTAATTTCTTTTAGAATCTTATCAACGTGTTGTTTTGTTTCGCCGTCAAACCCTAATGTTTCTGCTTTTTCTAAGAATATTCTTTTAAATCTAGAATATTCTGTTTTAGAATATCGCAATGCTTTAATTATATTGTAATCTTTATTTGTTATATGATATAACGGTAAGTTAATCGGTCCACTATGTTTAACAAATCTTTTTCCGTACTGGTCTAATTCGCCTAGATCTCTTAGGTTGCTATAGCCTGGATATGCTCCAGTAAATGAACCTAGATCTTCAATCATACTTTCTACGTGATCAATAACTTCACCTAAAGTAAATTCACTTACGTCCTCGTTAAGCGGATTACGTTCTAAGTTATACGGAAATTCATAATAACCATTTGAGTTTTTAGCAGTCTTTGATACTGTTTTAATCTTTACTACATCATTAACCGTTAAATCATTGTAGAATCTAATAAATGCACGATTATTAATACGATCAATTTCGTAATCTTGTAGACGTACTTGAATAGTGTTATTCAAATAAACTACAACTGTTAAATCATTTAATGACCCTGCATTATTATAAACATCTATTTCAAAATTATTTAATAATATATTAGTAGCAGAATATTGCTTAATTACCCACTGTTTACTTATTGTAGGAGTACTACTAAATCCATTTACATATATTGAATTAGTTAAAGTACTATACTTTTTAAGATAACCCGATTTAATTTCGTGTGTATATAAATCAGTTTCATCTTGATACTGAAATGTGTCATTTAACAAATTAAAATTAAAAACAATATCGCCCGAGTTTTCTATAGTTTTATAAGATAGTGGAAATCCTAATTCAACATCAGATGCTCCGTCGCCAATTGCATAAGAAAATAATTTTGTTCCGGCAAATGTAGTAGATCCGTAATAATCAACATCACTAAAACTATTACCATTTATATCAAATATGTCAAATAACGGTGCTTGGTTATTTGTTGTTTTTTCTTGTGCAGCATTCCATATGCCATTCTGGTAATAAAAACTTTTTCCTGCATAAACATTACCTTGAGTAACTAACACAGTTTCTAAGTCATTTGGAATAGAATCTTCTGCTTCAACTAAGCTAATTTGTCTAGAGTTACCAATAGTAATAAAGCTAACTACATAAATCTTACCACTAACTAGGATATCAGTATCAGCTGTAAATAATATTCTCATGCCGTCGGCAAAATCTACACCGTCGACATTATATCCTAACTGTCCTTCAATTGTCGAAAATACATCTGTAGTAAATGTATCTATTAAATCAACATCTTGTTTTGCAAAACTGCCAAATTTATTTAATTTTAATCCTGCTTCAAATTCAATAATAGGGCGCTTTGCTCTGTTTGCTTCGTCAATTGTTTCTGGTAAATTATTATATGTTGCACTCTTTAAGATTACATCTCTGTGATGCCATCTGTTGTAGCGACTCCATGCATTTCGATCTGGACTTGCACGATTGACTACAATATAATCTTTTGTACCTGCGTATGCTGTTGCATTTGCAAATGGTAAAACATCAAAGTTATCAGCATCAAACGGAATTAATTGCACTGACGCATACGCTGCTGGAATAATTAAATCTTGATCTTTAACTAATTTAATTGCAGTTCCAACACCTTCTACATACCAGTTATTAGAGCTATATTTTGCAGGAATTACTTCTCCCTGGAATCGAATCTTCATCCCATTACTGAGTTCTACTCCGTTAGCACTTGTATAATATTTTTTACCAAGAATTTCTGCTTCAACATCAATAAATGAACTTTCTTCAACATCGTAAACTCTAATAACTCCACTTGTATCAATATTGTTTTTACTAATGTAAAACAGTTTATCTGGAGCATTGGATGGAACTGTAAATTGAATAGTTCCAGATTCAACATATGTAGATGTTGTCACATTACCGTCAGTATCTAATGTAGTAATGCCATCTCTATACAATGTTGATTGGTTAGTAAGAACTTCTTCACCAGGAGTAAATGTTCTTAGGATAGCAAATGCCATCGGATGTCCAATTGCAGAAATATCAAACTTGTACGTTTGACCTCTATATAGTTTAAGTGTAGGATTTTTTTCAAATCCGTCATTAAACACATATGTAGTGTTATCATCTTCGTTAGATAACGAAACTGTATATGTGCTTACAATATCTCTACTTTGTCCTCTAATAGCTACTGATACAGGACCGTCAGGTAACCAATAGTACTCACGGAAGTTTACAAACTTATCCCAATCAATATTAGGATTCCATGCATATGACTCTTGACTGTTTAATCGACTATGATCCGCAGTATTTGAACCAAACGCAGTTAATTGATTAATGTAATCATTATAATCTTTATAAAAAGTTACGTTACCGATATCATCTTTAATAACAGTAGCAGGCTCTAATTGATAATTTTTTCTATCTGATGACACATCAGACAAATAATTATCTGAAGAATTAAATGCTTTTGCTGTTTCTCGACCAATATAACCGTTAAGTTTATCAGCTACTCCTGGTTGGATCATTTGATCCAGCGTAGATTGTAAAAACTTTCTGTTAGCTTCAGATCTAAAAAACTTTGGTAGGAAATCAACCGATGTTCTTTTTTTATCACCTGGAGTTGGTAATGCGCTCTCGTTTTGATTATTATTGTACGCCATTAGTAGCTGCTTCCTGTACTATTAGTTGTAATACCGCCGCCGGTATTTGTTGTGCTTGTTGATGCTGCACTTGTAATGCCTGATGTTATAGATGTTGATACACTTGTAATCACTGTTCCGCTTGCCTGTAATTCAGTTGCTGTTATTTCGTCAATTGTTTCAATGTCCGATACTTGCGCTGCACTTAAAAAGATTTCGTCTGGTTCTGATTTTATTTCAAATAAGCTACCAAAGCTCTGTGTACCTTGACGCGGAACTATGACAATACTTACTAGTTTTGGACTCAGTTGGTTCATAATATAGGCACTAAGTTCTTGAAAGTAAAATGTTTCTCCAAAGTCCCAATTTTCAATTGCAAAAAATTGATCAATAGCACTAATTACATCAGCTTTAAGCTCATTATCATTTAACACCATTGATTTATTTTTCACAATTTTAAATTTCACCTGTAAGTCTTTGTTTGCTTTATTACCGAATAATATTTTATATTTTACTGGATGATAAATCACTTCATCACTTATACTCTTAATTGCATTAATTGACTGTCCGTATGCACGATATAACTCATCATTACTCGGAGGACGCGGCGCAGTCAAAAGTGTTCCATCAATGTATTTACGTGTATTGTCATCATAGGTTTTTGTTAAAACATATGTGTCAATAATGTTACTTGCACTCGGATCTATTCTGTAATTACTATCAGCAACATGGACATAGTGGAATTTAAGACCTGCTCGTCCTGTATATGCCTTATAGTCTGTATTGATAGTAGTGTTGTTTAACGACTTATTAAACACTCTAAATATATCTTCTTCTATTAGATAAAATAACTGTCCTTCAGTTCTTGTACTGTAAGGAGCAATCGCTGCTTCATTTTGTAATACAGTAATATCAGCATTTTCATTAGAGAAATATTTAAAATCTTCTACGCCGTCTGTAGTAGTATATTTCTTTTGGAAAATAATTTTTAATTCAGCTGCAAGTGAAGTATCATCTTGAGAAATTAATTGTTCAAACATTTCAGGATCGTCAACTACACTATCATCATCTGAATCAATAAACTGAATTTGAATTTTACGTGAATCTACATAACCTTCAGTGTCTCTAAATGCGTCAACAATTGTCCAAGAATAGTCTTTGCTAAACGGCAATAAACTTCCAACTTGTCTATTAATATTTAAGATATCAATTTTATCTCTAAATACTTGTCCAGTATTTGGATTATAAACTTTATCAGCTTTGTCGAAGAAGAATCGAATTTCGTCAGCGCTTTCAAATATGTATCTTAAATTGCGATAGGTAATAGTGTATCGTTCTCCGTCAGTTTTAAAATATAATAGCCAGCTAGAATCAAGATTCTGTCCGCTAGTATCACCCGCTTTACCCAATGCAAAAACATTAATTGTATTAATATTTTCATCAGTAATTAATACCCATTGACGAATATTAGCATCATACCTTAACGCAAAATCTTTATATGAAAATGCTTGGTCAATGACTTGTGTTTTAACGTCATCAATTAATGTTCTAGAAAACTTAGGAATAATCTGATCTAATATTACTGAATCTTCAATGTAATCATTAAACATAATCGGTCCGATGCCATTATCATTAACGACTGTTCCGTCTGCAGATACTGCTATTACTTTGGACCACTTGTATACACTAATACCTAGCAAGTTAGCATCAGTAGTTAATGTACCATCTTGTTTAAAGTATTGTTGCTGTCCTGTATCAGTCAAAGGTGCAACAAATCTACACATTGTGCCCGATTCTATTAGTCGCAAACTGTTTGCAGTAAACGATCCAACTGCATATGCATTGTTATCAATATCTTTAAATAAACCAGTTGTACGATTAGTTGCAAATGAAGATTGTTCCCAAGTTGCATTAAGGTCTGATACAATAATGTTTGCATATTTGCCTAGATAAAAGTTTCTTGTATTAACGCTTGATATTATTGGTTCAACTACGTTATACAGAATTCCTTCAATATCACTTTGTGTTGCAAAAGTAAAACTTGTTTTTTCTAAAAATTCATCTTTATAAATCACACCATCGTCTGCAAACAAACTTGTGTTTGAATATTTTCCACTAGCATCTTTTAAATCAAAGAAGCGACTTATTCCACTTGATATTCTATTAGAACTTTTAGTCTTAATAATATCTTGGCTAATTGCAAGTGGTCCGACATTATAATCTTCGCCAGTAATTAACCGATTCTGTGTATAGTAAGTAGCTGGTGCATTTTGCTTGATTTCTTCGTCAGTTTCACTAGGTGCTCCATTACTAACTGTATACTTTAATCTTAATCCAAGTGTTAGTGTTTCTAAACTTCCAGTTCTACTCTGATAAGGAATTTCAATCGAAACTAGCCCCATTGCTCCCGGAGTAATTGTACTGTAGGCATTTGAACTAGTTCTGTAATATACTTTAAAACTACCGGCTGGTAAATTTCCAAATATACCGTCGCTGAATACTAAGTTAATTCTGTCACCAACTCGAGTAGTAACAGTATATACATTTCTTAAGCCTTGAAACAAACTATTGTAAATTACATTATTTCCTTCAACTGCATCAATTTTTGTCCATGCATTTGTTTCAAATCCATTTGTATCTGTTTCATACAACCATACGTCTGAGTTGTTGATGTCAGTTGCATCAATAGCAACTGACTGATTCGGAGTAGGATTATTTACTGTAAAATTACCACTATCAAGCGCTCCCTGACGGAAGTGCATAAAAAATCCAGTATTAGAGCTGCCAGCGCCTTGTCCATCATCGCGGAAAAGGAATGCAGGACTTGTACCAGGTAATGGCGGTTCTTCAACAATTGAATCGTTTTGAATATCTGAACTTACTACTTCAAATTTAGTTCCTACACCTTCAATTCTTTTAGCAAACGGAAATACTGCACTGCTTGTGTTTGTTGCATTGAAGCGATATTTTTGTGTTACTACGTCTGCAATAGTTGCAGATTTTAATGGATTACCGATTGAGTTTGCTAACGGTAATCCTGCATTTAATACTTTAATAAATTGTTCAAAGTAATTAGAGTTAGCTAAATCATTCCATTTAATTACTATGTTTGCAAGATTAAGTCCTGTACTATCAAATACACTTTCCGTTGTTTTAAGAGTTTCTATTCTTAATAAACCGTTTGCTGCTTGATTTCTACGAGGATTGTAAGACAACATACGTGCAAGACGTAAAACGCTTTCTCTGCGTTCTGCTGTTTCAAGGAAGTTTTCACGAGCATTTAAATCAATGCGGAATGATAAGTTTTGCCCAAGGAAAGCAATCATATCAATAAGTGCAAGATATTCACTTGACTCTATGTAATCATTAAAATCTTCTGGATAATTTTGACGTAGATAATTGATCATCGTACGACGAAGATTGTCAAAATCGTAACTCTGAAAATCAGCATTACGGTATGATTGGTATATTCTCTTCCAGTCTTCTGCTACTAGTAGCCTTGACTGTCTATCACTTGCAGACATATTTAGATTCCTTGTTTACTATGATATTTATCTGATAAGATAATGTACGTATATTATAATAAACCGTTTTTTTGATCAAATCTAAATTTAAGAGATTCCGAAATGTTGTATGGTAAAAATATTATAGAACATTCTACACTAATGCCCTGTTCGTACGAATCTACTACAATAGAGTTGACACCTAGTCTAGGATCATAGTTGACTATCTTAGTAACATTTTCAACTATTGCATCTTGCACATCTTGTGTAAACGGTTCATATAACAGATCCCAAATAATAGTTCCAAAAGTAGGATCTGTTAGTTTTTCTCCTTGGCGAATATGAAAATAATTAATTAAATTTTGCTTAATTAAATCAAAATCATATAACGAAAATCCCTTAGCATTATCATTAATCGTGGAAAACCCTTTATATGCTCTTCCAGATTTTGCCGGTGTAGCTTTTGGAGAAACGGTTACACGTTTATATAGGTTTTTTTCTAAATCGCTCATACTATATTTACCCTATTTTATTGAGCACCTATTGGAGGCACCAATGTATCACTGTTAGTCTGCGTAGCAACTGAATTTCTAGCAAGTTCTTCTTCTAAACTCTTAAATGCATCTGCTTTCTCATTTTGAAAACGTGTAACACAACTTGCCCTAACCGCAGGAGTACTTCTTCTAAAATATGCCATACCGTTATCTTTCATTCTTTCATCGTATACTGCGGCAATTAATGCTTGATCAGTTGGGACTTGTGAGCCTGTCCTTGCTACAGAACGTTGGAATATATTATTTGCTCCACCAGCACCGTGTTGTACAGCAGTTGACCAAAGAACATCTTGCAGTGTTTTTGTCATTGTTCTTACATCAATACCAGTCGACGACTGTACTCTATTAGCAGCAGGAACAAAATAAGTAATAACTGCATACTCATGTTGAGTTTCGGCAGCAGCAGGATTACTCATTGTGTTAGTCCAGGCTTGCTTAAATGTATCTGTGCCTGCTCTTGCTCCGCTGGTGCCGCCAGCAGCTTGTAATGGAGCAAAAACATCAGGATGTCGTTGACTTAAGAAGTTTAAGAATCCGTCCATGGCGCCAACTTTTGCAGCAAGCTGGTATTTTCCGTAACTGAATCCTCCAGTACTATCCCATCCAACAACTGTACTGCTTCCTCTACTTTCGTATTTTGCACTAAGCGATCCTAGTTCATCGCTATATTCAAAGTTACTGCTATAATTTGCTTGTGGTGTAGTACCTACACCTGAGCCAGTACCGCCCGGTGCATTGCCGCCAAAGCCGCTAGAAATACTTCCGCCAGTACCGCTGATATACGCACTAGAAGTTCTGCCACCTTTGTTTTTAAAGAAAGTGTCCGGAGTAAGAATTCTATCTGCTGCAGGTAATCCGCCTGGGGCTTCTCTATCAGTTTCTGACTTCTTGAACGAAGCAGGATCTAAGTTTTCATGATGAGGCCATGGCTCGTGTTGTGGAGCTCTTGCTAGTATACTTTGATATGCTACCGGTGTAGTACTCCCCGGAAACACATAAGGCAATGTCATTGTTTCTAACGGCTTTACTAGTTTTGCTTGATTAGCAAGTGCAGCCGCCGGACCGTTCATGTGAATATAAGTTGCTGTTTCTCTATGCTCTTTGCCGCTATTAATGTGAGTATATGCTCCAGCAGTTAATCTATTATCTTGTCCAGAGTTAACATTTAAATATTTTCCAGTACTAATAAATTGGTTTTCGCCTGCGCCAGTGTGCAAATTCTTACTTACTGTAATTTTAGCATCAGCTCCTACTTTTAAATTATAGTTGTGAACTGACTCAAATTGTATACGACCACTTTCTAATCCACTACCGTCTGTTGCTGCACCTTTGCTATAACGAGCAGTTGCTTTCATATTAATATTTCGACCGGCTTCCATATTAATATCACGTTCAGCAGTAATGTTTAAATCATTTTCAGTCATAATACTAACACTATCTTGTGCATGAATGTCGATTTTACCATCACTGGTCATTTCTATCCAAGTAGTACCACGTGCATTACCAATATAGATTAAGTCTTCACTATTGTGCATTAATATTTGATGCCCAGTTCTAGTACGAAATCTTAGAAGCTCATTATGCGGAATAGTCGGATCACCTCCCGGTTCTGCTGCTTCTTTGTTTACATAAATTGGCGGGCCTTCTTCAGCATGAGTTTTACGTATTAGATTGTCGTCACCGTCGTCCATAACAATGCTAGAACCGCCTAGTCTATTATAAGGAACTTCTGTTTTATCATCCGCAGTACCTACAGACAACTTAGGAGCAGTATTTCTACGATCTAATGGACCCGGAGTGCTGACTCCAAAAACCATACTAGGTGCTTCTCGACGAGCACTAGATGTAGTTGTTCCTCTTGTTTCGTCAAATAACAATCCCTGTACTTCTAATGTTCCAGTAAAGTCTTTATTGTACGGCTTACTAAACAGTGTAGGATCAACTAGTTCTCCAGTTTCAATAGT